TGTCAACCGGCGCGGCACCTCGTCGAGTCTGCCCACGACCTGCGTCTGAAGATCAATGGCCCGCTCGACGAGCCGTTGCAGATCTTCGGCTTGTTGCCGCAACGCGGCCTTGAGTTGTTCGTCTTCCGGTGTGGTGACGCGCCTGGACCGTTTCACCCAACGAGACCATTCGAACTTCACGGCTGTGCTCCAGGGAGCAAGCGCGTCGCGCGCTCAGCAATCCCGGCATGCTGTAGCGCGATGGTCTTCCATTCGTCGCGTTCGCGTTCAAGTTTCCGATAGTCATTTCCCCAGACCCAGATCCCCCGGTAGTTCCCAAACAAGATGCCGATCAGCAGCCCCAAGTATCCGAGTGCGCGGACAATTTCGACGAGATCGTGGATGACCGTGAACGATGGCGTCTCGGTCATGAGTAGAAACCCTTCACACTTTCTCTGGTCGGATCGCTGCGGACTCGACGTCTGGTCTGTCATCATGCTGCCCAGGCGGGAGGTCGCAGAATCGTCGTCTGCGGTCTGTCGCTTAGGGGATCGCGTTCTCTTAGCCGGAGGCGCGGTCCCCGCTCGGTTTATCTACAATCCCAGTTCCCACGTCGTCATGGATGGAGCCCCGAGATCATCGGCCATCACTGCACTTCAAATGTCAGTTCAAACCGCGCGTTCGTCCCATTAGTGGACGCCGCCCAATTATTTCCAGCATCCTTCCACAACGCGATCGTCGTCCCGGCCGCGCTGACTTCCACGAAGCCATTCACGTTGGAGCCGGCCTGCTGCATGTACGCCGGATTCGTGATGGTCCGCGCTGCCGTGAATCCACCAGGAATCGCGACGAGTAAGTTGTTGTTGAGTGTCCCGCCGACCGTCGTGCTGTTGACCTGAACCGCCACGATGAGGGTGCGCCCGTGCAAGCAGTAGGTGTACGTCACCTGATCGCCCGCGTCCACCGTCCACGTCATCGCGCCGTTGGCGGTAAAGTTCCCGCTCGCATAAGCGACGGCGATCCACGCGCCTTGTGTATGCGTGACGACGATCCACCGCGCCGTGGTTGCGTCGTATTCCAGGGTGACCCTGCCCGAACCCGGCGCGAGCGAGATGGTCCCGGTCACACCGTTCACGATCCGATTCGCCGCAGTAGAGCCAGCGGCTTGATCCGCGAGATCCACCTGGCCCGCACCGACCGATCGGATCGTGAGCCGCTGCCCGTCCGTACCGGCCGTCAGCCCCGTCAACGTCAACAGGGTCGCATTGTTGCAGCGTAGGAATGTGCAGGCTGCGGTCAGCGCGAAGTTGTTGACCGTTCCAGTGGATGTCGTGGTCTGCACCGTCGCGAGCGCCGCATCAATCGGATCAAGGACGACCGTTTTGACTTTGTCCTTGATCCAGAGCGTCCCGACGGTATTCGAGCCGTCATCGTCGACGAGGGCGTTGAAGTTCGTGCGATCAATCGCCATCGGTTAGGCCTCCATTCGTCGCAAGAAGTCTGTCTAGCATCATGCTGCCATCCGCCTAAGAATATCCTCCAGCGAGAACCGGACCGTGCTGGCCGTCACGGTGTACTTCGGGCCGAGTCGCGGCGCGAGATCAATCTCGGTGATCGTCACGTCTTGAATCGTCAGCGTCTCATTGATGGGCGGATTCGAGAGATTGATCACGATCGTCTTCCCGCTTTTGGTTTTCGTATCACGCGTGGCGTACGTCACTGTCACGAGCGGCCGAGAGAACAGCGCCAGCGTGGCATCGCAGAGCGCCGTCAATGAGGCTTCGCCGCGGCGGTCATCCTGAATAATCGGGCCTTCAACGATCCCATCACTGACGCGCCCCTGCGCCGCGTCCAGCGCGATCCGTTCACTCTGTGCCGCGAGATCATCCCGCTGCACCCAGAGATGCACGGGCGCACCGCGGGACATCGGACGCGTGAGCCCAGTCACGCCGGTCAAGGCTGGTGCCGCCGTCACCGTGGAGTTGTAACTCACGCTGGCCACGATCGCCCCAGGACCGCTCACGGGAATTTCCGTCAGTGAGGAACTCGTCACGCCCGTGTAACGGATGGTTTGCTGCCCATTGCCGATGATCGCCCATCCCCCGCTGGACGAGAACGCGCCGGTCCCCGCCACGATGAGCGAGGTACTGCCCGCATTGACTTGACCGGCCGGTTGCGCCAGTCCGGAGGTATCCGACGTCGGCACGTTCGCGCCCAATGAGGCGTCCGCCGTACTGTCCGCGTACGTCGTCGTCGTGTTGTCGCCGATCGTTGTCAGGAGCTTGAGTTGGGACGAACTCACAGCGGTACGGTACACCTTGCGTTGCGTGACCGAACTCGCGCCGATCGGCAGGCTCGACAGCGACACGCGATTTTCGGCCGTGGTGTTCGAGGAGGGCGCGTCCGCACCGAGGCTGGCATTCGCCGTCGTGTCGGTATACGTCGTCGCCGTGTTGTTCGCAATCGTGGTGACCAGCTTGAACGTCCCGGTCCCGTTGAACCGTCGATAGAGCTTCCGCTGCGTCACGACGACCGGACCGATGGGAATCGCCGTCAACGGGACTTGATGTGCATCGGCTTGGTAGGTGGCCGTGTTGGACGTCGGCGCGTTCGCGCCCAGATTCGCATCTGGCTGCACGTCCCCATGCGTCGTCGTCGTGTTGTCGTTAATCGTGAACAGGAACTTCAACTGCGATCCGTCGTGCACGGAGCGATAGAGTTTCCGGCCGGTGCACTGAGACGGGCCGGTCGAAATTCCTGAAAGATTCCACGACCGATCACTGGATGTCGTGGACACCGTGGCGGTGACGATCGGGGACGGCGTCGTCTCCCCTTCAGCCGTTAAGAACGTAAAGGCATATTTGTAGATGCCAATATCGAGCGAACCCCCGACTTGGGGACCACTCAGCGCAGGTTCGCTCGAAGGTGCCGCGATCGGCCCCGCACTGACCGTCCCTGTGGTGACTTGCGCACTGATCGGCCCTGGCGTCGTCTCGCCACTCGGCGTGACGAAGGTGACCTCGTAATGATGATTGCCCGTATCCACCCCGGCACCCACCTGCGGGGTCCCAGGACTCGGCGCCGTGACGGGGACCGCCAGCACGCCCGTGGTGATCGAGGCGCGAGGCCCCGGTAACGACTCGCCGGCCGCCGTCACGAACGTCACCGCGTAGTCATGCGCCCCGGTCTCGACCCCGGTGCCATCCGCCAAGGCCAACGTCGGAGCTGAAGACGGAAAGGCGCCCGGTCCGACCAGGGCGCCGCCGCCGCCGGCCTGCAGGCCCGTGTACGTGAGGACCTGCGTCGGGGAGACTTCCGGCGTCGTCCCCGCGATGGCCTTCCCGCCGGTCGGCGTGAACATCACGGCGTCGTCAATCGGGAGGATCGTCTCGCCCGCCAGCACGTCACTGAGCACCGCTTCGCCGTGGCCGCGTCCGTACACGCGGGTGCGGAGTTGTGAGTCGTCGACGCTGACACGAATCGGCGGATCGTCGAGCAACCGCCCCGGCGTGCCGTCGATCGGATCGGGGGCGTTCGTCGCTTCCGTCTGGAACAGATGCAGATCGAGATCTTCGAAGTAGAAGTAGCCGCCGATCAATTTCGCGATCTGGCCGAGCGCCCCACTCATGCCTTCGGTGCCGTCCAACGTGATCGAGATCGCTGGCAGCGACGCTTGGACATGAGTCGCCGTGAACCCCGGCGCGAACTGCGTGATCAGGGACTGCGCGACCGTCGTGGCCGAGACATTCGTGAACGTTCCGAACGGCCGCCGATAGTTCGCGCGCGACGTGTCGTCGATCGCCGTACAGGACCAGACCGGCTGGGTGGGTTTCCCTTCGTAGCTCAGATCGACGGTCTGTAACTGGCCGTTGAACAACAGCACGGGGGCATCGCTATTGACCTGCACGCGCAGATCCTGACCGACACTCGGCGCCGTCGTCCCCACCGTGAGGCTACAGGTATTCGGCGCATCGTTGAGCACGTCATGCACCGTCAGCGAGCCCACACGCACCCGCGCATTGGCGAGCACGCCAGCGAGCTGAATCGTCACACGCGTTTTGCGCACCGCCGCCAGTGCCGCCGGGACGTACCCGAGCCGGAAATTTCCCAGACGGGCAGGGCCGAGAATCGCTGGGGTCGTCGGCATCAGGCCGACCCGAGTTTCGTATTCTGCATGACCGATCGCGTGGTGTGCTGCTGAACGACTTCGGCCAACACGCGGCCGTCGACCACCAACTGAACGGTGATCGGTTGACCGCGACCAGTCGGCAGAATCGATCCAGACGTGTGCGGTCGAAAGAGTTCCGGGCCACGCTCTCCGACCAGGTACGACTGACCCGCACTGACCGGACCACCGCTCTCGCGGTGCTGCCCCGTCGGTGGCGCGCCGCCGCCGCCGAGCATAAAGAACTCTCCTCGGTTGAACTGATCGCGAATCAGTTGCTGCTGGCGATCCCAGGCCGTCGTGTTCCCACCAATCGCCATCGTCATCTCACCGGTCCCCGCGACGACCACACCTTTAAATTGCTCGAAGGCAGCCGCCGACCGGTCGAAGGCCGAGACGTACGCGTCCTTGGCGGCGATCGCACTCGCCATCGTCGTGGTCGTGATGGCGTCGGTCGCCACATCTACCGCCTCGGCCTGCGCCTGCGCGTATGTGTAAATCGCGTCGCTGAACTTCATCAACTGTTCTTCGGTGCCTTTGAACGCGCGGATCTGTTCGCCCGCGACGTCCCAGATTTTTATGATCTGGTAGTCGGATGTCGACAGCGTTTGTTTGGCGACGAAGTCCGCGTACTCCTGCTCAACGGTCTGCGTCTGTTTGAGCCCGTCGACGACCGCCTGATTGCGTTCATTCAGCAGCTTTTGCCGCTCCAGACGTTCCTCGCGCATATTCGTCATCGCGATCGCATGCGTCTTGATCGAGAACTCCGACATGATCTTGTCGCCTGCGACCCACGCATCGGTCAGCGCCTTCACTTCCTCATGTTCCGCTTTGAGTTCCGCCGCCGTCTTATGAATCTCCGCGGCGACGGCGGTATGGGCCGTCGCGCTCTGGGTCACGGCTGCGATATGCTGTTCGGTTGTTTGATTCAATTCATCAATCAGGGTCGTGAGCCGTTCGCTCCCAGTGCCCACTAAGCCAAACCCTTCAGGCAACAGCGACATCGCGAGTTCCCACTTACTCGCGCCGCGCGTGGCCGCCTCGAACAACACGTTGAAACCTTCTGCGAGTGGGCCGAGCATGTTGGCCGCCATGGCGGTCAGATTCCGCCCCACACGTTCGATCGATTCCCCATAGCGATCCAACGCTTCCACTGATTCTTTGCTCATCACGGTATCGAGGCGCTTGGCGGCGTCCAGCGCGGTATCAATCCCTTCGGCCGCCCCAGCCATCGCCATACCTAATTTCGAGCCAAAGAGGTCCGACGCCGTGGTATCGCGCAGCCCGCCCTGGAGCTTGGTCAGTCCGTGCTCGATCGTCAGGAAGAGCTCTTCCCCGCCTAAATCTCTGACAGACGACAAGGATAGCCCCATCTTACGAAGTGCCAATTCCACCGAGTCATCACCCGCCGCGATCCGACGACTCAGGCCGAACAGCCCTTTCGCGAGCGTGTCCGCATCCACACCGAATTCCGACATCGCGCCAGCGAGCCGTTGAATCTCTTCGACGTTGATATGGGTCTGGTTACTGAGATCTTGCAGGGCCGAGGCTTGCTCGATCACATCGCCCACGAATCGCACGGCCGCACGCACCGTAAACATCGCGGCGAGATCCGTGGCTAGACTCCGAGCGAGCGAGGACATGTGCTGCCAGGTCTCGGACGTTTTGTCGACGGTCCCTTCGAACTGTCGCAGTTCGCCTTCCGCCTTCTGCACCCCACGGTGAAAGTCTTCGAAGTCGGCCTCGAACCGAGCACGCACCGGCATTAGTCGTCCCCGCTCAGCATCTCGATCAGCACCTCATAGACGTCCTGGGGTAGCTCGCCGACCCACTCGTACTTCCAGTTCATGGCGCGACAGATCCGGAGATCACTCGCAATCCAGTCGCGCCAGAGCGGTTTTTTCGGTCAGCCTCCCGTCGGGCCTCTTGGGCGGTCTGGTGCACATCAAGCGCCTCAGCGATCTCGCGAAACGTCTCCACGTCCAGATTCTTGAGCGCGTCTTCGGAGAACTCGACCGGCGCCCCGTGGCCATCCACGAAGGACCACGCGATGATGTACTCCAGCATCTTGGTCAGGCCGACTTGTTCGGGCACGTAGACAGTTTTCTCACCAGGCACGATGCCATCGCGCATCATGCGGGCATAGATCCGGCGGGTTTCGCCGGCGGTCAGTTCGCGTTTGACGTCGATGAAATCGCCGTCAGAGAGAGGAAGTCGGACAATCTCAGGCTGGACGAAACGACACCGCCCCATAGGTATTGGTCTCCTCGAGCGCGCCGAGACGCGCGGTCACGACCCCATCGTGCAGCTCGTATCCCTCGATCGGCCAGCGCCATTCCCCCTGACTATGTGGCGCCACGAACATCAGCGGTCGTTGCGACAACTTGAAGGCGTCGGACGTGACCACACACGCACGCAATGTCCATGCGCCTTCCGGACTGCGCGTGACCGTGTACCCATTGATGGCCGCCGCGTGGTAGTACGCCCAAGTGATCTGACCGACAACGCCCTTGATCGAGACCACGACGAATCAGAACGCCATCGTCCAGTTGCCGGCCGCATCCCACTTCCCGGCGATCGTGACACCCCCGGTCGCACTGACATTGACCGACCCATCGATGTTGGCCAAGCCGTTGAAGAACACCGTCGGATCAGCGGTGTTAGGAATCAGCCGAAGCGTCACGGGCACCCCCGCGAGCACGGCCGTGAAGTAGGCGGGACTCGTCGCCGCATTCCACCAGCCGGCGAGGGTGCCGGAGAAGTCCGGCAGACCCGACACGCGGCGGATGTTCGTGTCGCCAAACGCCGTGACCTCGACGCGAGCCGTGGCCATGTCGAGCGTCCACGCGTTCAAATCGGCGACCGTGACGACCGCCCCGCCGCCGGCGGGATCCATCTTGACTTGCCCGGTTTTCCCATGCAGCCGCTGATTGAGCGCCATACGATCCGCCTCCCTTTACACCTGTTCGTGGCCCCCGACCGATCGCCCCTGGTTACGCCGACGCGCCGATCAAATAAATATCGAACGTGACCGTCCCGCTGCTGCTCACGAGATCGATCAGGTCCGCCGTGCCAGCCGTCACCACATACCCAGCCGCACTCGGCGCCCAAATCACCGCGACACCGCCAGGGTGGATCGGGATTTCATCACCAGCGGCCGTGAGGAACGGGACGCCGTTCGTGGCAGGACGGCGCAGCAACACATTGCCCACATTGGCGGCCGCCGCCGAGACGATGATCCCCTTGATGCGCGCGGGCGCCCAGGTATTCCCCAGGTTATCGAGCAAGCCGCCGCCGGCCATGTCGAGCGAATCAGTCGCGGCCGTGGACCGCGTATCGGAAAAGATCACGTCGGCCTGATTCAGGCCCGTGCCGGTATCGAGCGAGAGCGGGAGCGTCTTCACGAGATCTGCGCGTTTCGTCACGAGATCCAGCGCGAGGGTGTACGTGGCCGCAATCGAGATCGTCACACTGGTCGTCAGAGCCATGTCACCCACTCCTCCTAACTTGGAGAGACTTGAATCAAATAGCGTCCGCCGCGGTGCTGCCATCGCACGTCGGCGTTGTCCGGATCCTCGTCGGCGTACCGCACGCGTTCGAGTCGATGCATCCGCATCAAGGTGTACCCGGTCGGCGCTAACGCGCCGTCCTGCAGCAGCGTATGAATCCGCGCTGCGGCTGTTTTGACATCCGCGCCCGAGTTACTGAGCGCGACCGCTTTCACGAGATACTCGAACGCTTCGTACGCCGAGCCGCCGAACATGTAGTCGTCTTCGTGGGCGAGCTGCGACACGATCCCGAACTTCGTCGCGCCATGGGCCGCCACATCGAAGAACCACCCATCGGTGAGGATGGCCGCCAGTGTGCTGTCCGCCAGCAGCTTGGCCACGAGCGCCGCATCAACGGCCGACGCATCAGAAGGCACCGGTCACCTCGAACCCTGCCCGTTGCACCAACTGGATCAACCGCTGATACATCCGTCGACGATTCCGCACGGCAATCGCCGCGAGTCCATCCGCCTTATGCGCCGGCATGCGCCCGCGGCGCCAGCCCTGTCGCGTCACGCGGTTCTGGGTACCGAATTCCCAGAGATGCGCATGCGGGGACCGACTCCGTACGATGCCGATGGTGCCGTACGGCGTGTGCTCTGTCTTCACCGAGACCCCGGCGCGTAACTTCCCCGTATCCCCCAGTGGGTACGCTTGGCGCAGGCTGGAGGCCGTGATCTCCGCCGTGTCATCGACGATCTCGGCGCCTTCCGCGCGCAAGCCTTCCGGTAATTGGCGCAGAGCCGCCTTCAGTTCCGCGAGGCCGTCCAGCACGATGCGGTTGGTCGCCACTACGTCACCCGCTCGGTACAGGTCAACACGAGCTCCACGTCACGCTCCTCAGGGTTCTGGACTGACGTCACCTGAAATTCTCGCGACCCCGCCGGCAGGGTCCCGTCCGGATTCCGCGGGCCTTTCGTCAACCGCGTCTTCGTGGTCACGCCGTCGTGGAAGCGCAGACGGACCACATGACTCGCCGAGGCTTGCACCGTGTTGGCCACGACGCGTTCAAGATCACGCGCCGTCGCGGGTGTGATCGAGGCCCACACCTGCGCGGGCGAGAGCGGCATCCACGCCTGCGTAAACCCGCCATCTCCATCAGGGGTCGACCCGCCAGGGTTCTCCAGCGTGACGAACTGATTGAACCGACCCACGCGCGGCACTTAACACCTCATCGGCGCGAGCCAGTCTTCAGGCTCAATCCAATACACGCGATCGGACCAGCACGCCTCCGCCGCCACGCGGGCGCGCTCGCCGTACTCCTCGAGCCCTTCCCGATCGCAGTCAAGATAGGCCACGTACATCCGGATCCCCTGCTTGATGCGCTCCGGAATCAAATCGACTGAAGTCCAGCCGATCACGTAGGTGATGATCACGCGCGGCGTGAACCTTGTGCTCTGTAACGCGGGCCAGTTCTGCCCAGGCTTGAGCACGATCCGCGCAGGCCGGCTCACCGTATCGATGTCGTACACACTCGTAGCTAATACCTGGAGCGTGCCGGTCGTGTCGTAATACTGAACCGTCGTGACGGATTGCAGCGGCGCGGCCCGCGGGAGGTAGATGGCGTCGTACCACCAGTCGAGCGTCATCTGCCACGTCTGGGTGAAGAACCCACGGCTCATGTACTCTTCGCCGGTCTCACGCGCCGTGACGATGAACCGGTTCACCGTCGCGTCGTCGTCGTCGTGGCTGATGCGCGCGTGCTGCTTGGCTTCGGCCACGGTGATCGGTTCAGTCGCTGGCTTCGTCACCAGCGCCCACGACACCTTCACCGCGAGCCTCGCGCGCGCGGCCGCTTCTCACTCGCCGTTTCTGCTGGCGGCCCGAGCACGGCGGCTTCACGTTCCGGCGGTTCGTCGCCTTCGACGTGTGGATCGCTCCACCCAAGGTGAGCGAACCCTTCAACCAGATCGGCGTCGCCATCCGTGACAAGCGCCGGGCGCCCATCACGCGTTGTCGGTTTCGCCATCCGTCGCACCAGCTTCTCGAGGAGATCCATGCGTCCCATCCACCAGTAGGAAACGAGACCGATGGCCCCCAGGAGGACCACCGGCCCCGGACTGTTTACGCCTGGGTGCCGTACTTGACCGGGTTCGTGCCCGCGTCGAGCAGGTCGCCGTCATGCCGCGAGAAAGCGAGGAACGCAACCTGCCCGAACTCGGCGAAGCGTTCGTCGAGCCGGAGCAGTGTCACATCACGCACGTCTCGGATCTGATATTTCGAAAAGTCGCCGAACAGAATCGACTTCACCGTCGTCGCCGGGGTCGTCATCGACTGGTTCACGGTGTACTCGTACCCGAAGATCCGATCCGGCTGACCATTGGTCAGCCCAGGAATCCACACGGGCATGCCATCGGTCTGACCAGAGAATTGCGGGATCTTGATCTTCTTGATCATCTTCAGCCCGCCGTCATGGAACATGAAGCGTCCGCGATCTCGGTACGCGGGGTCGATGGAATGAATCAAATCGTTCAGGTTATCTGTGGTGACGCTGGTCGCCGTGGCAAATGTGACACCGGAACTGGTCGCGGCCGTGATGATGCCATTCGGCTGGGACGACCCGGTCCCCGTGGTGAAATGATCGTTGGTGATCCGCGCGATCCGGATCCCGAGCGCGTTGCCGATGAATTCCGCCGGGTTGATCGAGGAGTCCTGCAGAAACTCGACGCTCGCCTTGATGTACTTGCTCGTGTACTTCCACGCATCCATCACGAGCTGACCGAAGACCATTTCCAGTTCGGTGAACGTCGTGTTCTCCGCGATGATCTCGCCTTTGTTCGCCGTGTCGTTGGTCGTCGGAAACGGCAGCGGGCCACCGGTGTCGGTTCTGAACACCGTCGCGACTGACCGCATCCCGCCAAATGCCAACAGCGCCACTTCGAGCGCGCGCATCGTGGCATCCGCCGTCGTGAACCCGCCGGTCGTCGTCGTGGCCTGAGCCCCCGTCAGCGCCGCGCGCTTTTCCTCGACCTGGGTTTGCCACGCCCGCAGATCCTCTGGGGACGTCGACTTGAGCAGCGGCCCCATCTGCACCGTCAGCCGCTTGGAGTCGATGTTGATGCCGCACCGGCGCGCAAGCTCACGCTGATGGTCGCTGACGACATCGTCATAGGGCACGCCGCCGAGGGCCCAGGCCCGAAACGCTTCGATCCGTTCGTTCTCGGTGACCTTCCCAGCCGAGCCGCGATAACTCGAGCGGGTGTCGATGGGATTCGGGTCGCTGCGCCGACCCTTGGGCTCTTCGAGACTGGCCCGCGTGGTCTGCGCCTTTTCCATGCGCGTGATGACCGCCGTGAGTTTCTCGATGTCGTCATCGATCTTGTCCCACTTATCCTGTTCGTCTTTCGTCAGCTCGGTCCGCTTGTCGTCGGCGGCTTTCTTCAGGACTTCGTCAGCCTGATCGCAGAGTTCGCCTTTTTTCTGGCGCAGTTCGGTGAGGTTTTGTGAGAAGTCCATCGGCCATTCCTCATTCGTGCGCTGAGGAACGGCCCAAGACACATGGCAGGAGCGCGATCCACGCACGAACTCAAGCGAATTCGTGTTGCTTGTGGATGCGCTCGACACGCGAGCTACATCACGATTCTCGCCTTCGCTCTCCACTGGCACCGCCAGCACCCGAGCGAGGCTCTTAACCAGTGTGTAGCGAATCAGAACTGCCGGTATTTTTTAGGTGGGAAATGAGAGCATCGCGCACGACACGTGCGACTGAGACGTCACGACGGATCGACTCTCGAATCACAGCGTCATGCACCGGCGTCGGCACGGTACAGGCCGGCAACTGCGAGACCGACGGCGCGAGCGGAGGCCGGCCGCGCTTTACCGCGCCCGCCGTATGCGCTGAACTTTCCTGAGCCATTCGAGCCTGGATCCTGCTTGGGTTTTCTGGAAGGCATCGAGCGATCGCTTCGCGACCGATACATCAGTCTGCGTGTACGCCGGGAACGCCACCACGCTGACTTCGCTGATGGTCATGTCCGTGACTTCGCGGATCAACATCCCGTCCTCTTCGTGCCAATCATCGCCATTCGGCATCACCCGGAACGCGAACGACATGCCGGACACATCGCCGCGGCTGACGGATTCGAGGACGTCCCGGCCGGCCGTGGTATTCGCGGGGTCAATTTCGACCTTCAGCCCCTTCTGGTCCTTCCGAAGCGCCAGCGTCCCCGACCGCGTGCGACCAATCACCTTTCCGCTGTCATGATCCACGAGCGCGCGCACGTCCAACGCTTCCGACAGCGTCCGGTCCACGGCTTCAGGCCGGATGATCTCGCGGAACCCGCCGAGGTTCTGGGACAGAGCGTTGAACACGATGGCGTAGCCCTTGATCTTGCGCAGCGCATCGAGCTCGACACGGACTTCGCCGGTAAAACGGCGCTCCAGTTCCATCACGTCACCTCTTGCAGCACACGCGCCGCGACGGTCTCTGCGCGATCCGCTTCCCAGCGGCGCAACACCTTCTCCAGCGCTGGGGCCAACGTGTCGCTGTCGTGTTCATCCGCCACCGTCTGTAATTGCCGCAGGGACTGATCGAGATACTGCGCCACGAGGCGATCGAGCACATGCTCCATCGGTTCCGAATGCGCCGTGCAGACCACCCACGCGCGTACAGACGGCCGGAGCACCTTCCGACAGCGGTCCTCGTGGCCCTGATAAAACTGCGTCAGCCAGGTGCGGAGCTTGTCAGGCGATCCTTGCACGCGACGAGCCCGATCGGATTCATGCTCGATCAGCCAGCGCAAGCCGTCCACGATTACCGCACGCACGGCCGCGCCAGACTCGTGCAGTCTGGACTCGGCCTGCGTGAGAGCCGCCGTCCGCGTGGTGAGTGTCTCGGCAAGCGCCACCCTGGCCGCTTCTGTCTGCGCCAGCGCCGCATCCGCCAGGACACGGGCCTCACGCGTCTTGCCATGTTCATGACGTTCGTCATCACGTTCGCCAGTCACGGTCGTGATCTGTGTGCGGAGCTCCACGTTCACGGCGCCGGCCGTCTGGAGTGTGCCGGCGAGCGCATCGCGATCAGTGGTCATTGCCGTCAGATCCACCACGGCCTGTCTGAGGTCTTGCCCGAGTCGCATCGCTTCCGCCGTCACCCGTTCCACGTCCCCCGTCAGCGCGTCACGCGCGGTCGTAATCGTCTTGACATCGTTGAGCGCGATGTCGAGCAGGTCTTCGAACTCCTGCGCCTTCTTCCTGGCAGCGTCTCGCTCCTCGATCGCCTTGGTGTATTCTTCACGCGTCGGCGTCTCCGGCGGCGCGGGTGGCGGCTCTTCAAGTTTCTTGATACTCGCGCGCTTCTCGTCAATTGACGCCTGCCACCACGCTTTACTCAGGCTCAACGGGATCATCGTCGTGTTGACAAAGGCCTCGTCGCCCCCGGCCACCGGATTCCGGTTCTCAATTTCTCGGATCTCATTCGGAATGATGGAGGCTGTATTGAACTGCTCGCGATAGAAGACGCCGCGGCCCGCCGAGTCGCCGCGCAGGAGGCCGGCCGCGACGAATTCGATCTCCTGTTGATTCCGCTCCAGCGGCGAGACGAGTTTCTCGTTCAGTTCCTGATCCCAGCGTTCGAGCCAGGGACTGAGACAATCGATGTAGTACTCCAGGTTCTGATGCTCGATGTTGTTGTTGGTGGACCGCGCCAATTCCTTGAGCTTGTGCGGCGGGAGATTGAACCAGCGCGCCACTTCGTCGATCTGGAACGTGCGGGTTTCGAGAAATTGGGCATCGTTCGGCGGAATCCCCATCCGCGTATACGTCGCGTCGTTGTAGAGCGCGAGCAACCGATGCGCCTTCTCCACGCCCTGATGTTTCGCTTCGAGTTGTTCGCGATAGTTCTTGTCAGACAGCTCTGTCGGTCGCGGCCCTTTGTAGGAAATCACCCCACCGAAGGTGGCCCCGTTACCGTAGAATGATCCACCAAACCGCTCCGAGGCGATGCCGAGTCCGAGTGATTCGCGCGCCTTCTGAATCACCGAGTATCCGCTGACCCCGTCGAACCCAAGACCAGGGATATGCAGCATGTCGGCCGCCGCGATAAAGACTTCCCCGCCGTTCGGCTGCTGCACGCGATACTGAAGCGGACTGTCAGCCGACCGTCGAAACGGCGTCACACGATCGGGCGTGATCGGCCAGAGCGCCGCGACACGTGCGGCACCGTTCCGCTCGATCTCCGCGTACGCGTTCCCCCACGTCAGGACGTGCGCCTGTAAGGTCTCACGAAAGACGAACGCCGATATTTCAGGGTTCGGGCGGTCGTGGACAATCCGATAGAGCGGGTGCGTCGTGTACCGTTCCTTGCCGCCGTTGGGTAACTTCCGCCAGAGCGGGAGCGGCAGATTCCCGACCTGTGAGGAGATCAAGCCGACCGCGGCCCACACCGCGGAGTAGTTCAACGCCGTCGTTTCGTTGACGGCCACCCCAGACGAGACCGGCGTCACATTGAAGAGCCGCGCGATCTCCGGCGAACTCGCATTGAGCGGCCCCACCCAGTGCGAGCGGAACGCCTCGAGCGCCTGCTTAAACCGCTGGATCCGCGAGGGGCGGTCCTCGACGAGCTCGTACCGCTGGAGTTTTCCCATCAGAGCCATTCCGCCATGACGCTCGTGTCCACCTTCGGCGGTTCACGAATCGCCAGGGCCATCCCGATCGTCGGTGCAATCACCGGATCGATCCGGCCGCGACTCTTTTTCTTCACGAACATCATGTTGTCTTTGCCGTCGCGCTGGTCGACCGCGTTCGAGACAGACCAAGCCGTGACGGGACACCCGCACGCATCGACGTCGCCCGCGAGGATATCGGCCTGCATCCGGAGACACGCGCTGCTCATCCCGGCATACGTCTGCTGGACTTCGATCAGTTGCTCTTCGGCGAACCCGTCCGTCTTCAAGTCGTCGATCAACTTGTCGGCATGCCACGGGTCGAAGCCGATACGCTCAATGTCGTACAGACTGTGAGCCTCCAGCAACGTCTCCCGAATGACGTTGTGGTCAATGCGCGTGCCTGGACACGTCTTCAGCCAGCCGTCTGTGACCCAGACAGGGTAGGGCGCCCGATCACGATGCGCACGGTCCGTGAGAGTCTCCTCAGGCGTCCAGATGTGTTGAATCAGCCGCCACTGCGGCCGGCCTGGTACCGGCGGGAAGACGAACGACAACGCGCACAGATCAATCTTCGACGCGAGGTCGATGCCGACCCAGCACGATTGATGGAGCAATTCCTCGAGCCAGACCGCGCGCGTGAGTCGATGCGGGTTCTGTCCTTTGCGCCAGCCATCGACGGATAGACATGGGTGTGAGGCATTAACGAGCAGGTTCAGATGCTTTTGCTTGTACGTGGCCGCAGCTGAGGGAATCCCCTTCGCCTTCAGCACTTTGGCGGCCAGATCTTCAGGATTGACGGAGATCCCGTAATTCGGATTCGCCTTGCGCGCCGTCTCTGGCAGCGCCCAATCGTCAGTCTCGTCAGCATGCGCGGTAAACACGAAGAACGACTCGTCGACGAGCACCCCTTCGAGGATCTTGTTCGAGTAATCGTTTTGATCGCCCCACGGCGAGACCGGATCGTCCCCGAAGGTCGTGATCAGATAGATCACCGGCTGCCGGCGCGCGCCCGTCGCCGTCTCCATGACGTCCAGCATCCCGCGGTCTTTCATCGCGTGAATTTCATCGCCAACGACCACGGCCGGATTCAGGCCGTCCGTCGAGTCATGGTCAGCACCGAGCGGTTCGAGCTTCGAGCTCGTATCGTCTCGATGCAGGTTCGCGACGAGCACCTTGACTCGATCCTTGAGCCCGCTCGACTGCACGAGCTTCTTCGCATCGTTGAAGACGATCTTTGCTTGATCGCGCTTCGTCGCGACGGCGTAGCCTTCGGCACCAGGTTCTCCATCGAAGAACGTCAGATAGAGCAGCACGATCGCGGCGATTAACGTCTTGCCGTTTTTGCGCGGAATCTGTGCGAACGACGTTCGGAACCGACGCAGGCCGGTATCGACATGGACCCAGCCGACGACACTCCCCGTGATGAACTGCTCCCACAGCTCCAGGCGGATGTTCTTTCCGGCCCATTCACCCTTGTAGTGTTTCAATTTCTCTGCGAATCGGAAGAACCGCTCCGCCTTGTCGATCTCGAATCGGTAGGGAAACTCAGGCGTCCCTTCGCGCGCGCGATCGCGTTGATGCCGAGCACACGCGAGCTTGTGGTACTTGCCAGCCGGAAGTCGACCGGTCACCACGTCCGCCGCGTACGTGTCGAGTGCGTTCATGCGCCTGTCGTCACGAGATGCGGCCCATCGAATTCTGCCCACTCATCCTTCGGCTGTTCCACGATCACCACCGGCTTACCGTCCGGCAAGATCCGGAACCGCGCCATGAGCCCCTCCAGCCGCTGCATCACGCCACGATGGTCTGGCCCGCCGACGGCTAACGGAGTCGCCGCAAGCCGGCGCTCGAGCACCAGCGTCCGACACAGCCACGAAAAGGCATAGGCCGTCGCCGGTGTCAACGTCCGTAATTCCAGCGCCAGCGGCGATAGCTCTTCCCAAACGTCCTGTTCCTCGCTCGTCAGGTTTCGCGGGCGCTTGACGTCTCCCGAGATGATCTCAGCCGTGGCTGGGCCCGCTTGGCCCGCTTTCCCGTGTTTCCCCGGATCGCCAGCAAGCCACGTAGCAGCCCGCCCACGAGGTCGACGCCCAGCCCCCACCCGCGCACCGCCGCTACGTCCCTTTTGCCCTGCCATTTGATTTCTTTTGATTTCTAGAGCCTACCTAGAACAGCGTTCTCAAACTGCGCACGCGCGAGGTTGCCTGCCGAGCGGTTTCGGAACATTCACTTACGGAGGAATCTGAATGGCGTGGGGTCATATAGCTAACCGTAATTGGCCCAACGTCTTACGGCCCTTCTTCAGATTGCACTTCCGACACAGACATTGAGTATTCGTATATGTATGTGAACCACCAGAAACCAGCGCCACAATGTGATCGAGTTCAGGTGCATGGTCATAGGTCGTGCCACGTAGGCGCCGTGGTGTCTTCATCCTGCACAACTGGCACGTCCACCTATCACGCCCGAACACCTTGTACGGATCTACCTGCTCGTAACTGGATCCTCGCTTTCGTGCCTTGCGTAACGCCCGGGCTATTCTCCGAGCATCCTTCGTGGATTCTCTGTTGTTAGCCTCACGCCTTCGACATACCACTGAACAAAACTTGTTCCGTGTACGACCCTTCCTAAAAAGCAACGGTCCACCACAGGAACCGCATTGCAGACCGTGCTGCCGGACATGCCTGCGCCGCTTCATCTCTTCAGCACAGATATCTGAACATGTCGTGCGATATCGGGTGCTCTTGAACGAGCGCGCACACACGCGACACGAACGACGACTCCTCATTTCTCGCTTCTCGGCTTGTACTTGGAGCGTTTTCGCTCTTATGCGCGCGCCACTACATTTCTTCGAGCAGAATCGCCCACTGCGTTTTTGCCCTACTGTGCAGCGGAACTTCTTGTGACACCACTCACAGATACGCTGCCGTGAGAGTCCTCGTTGTGTGTCCTCGCAGGCACGACACTGCTTCGATGTGCTCGATTTCAATCCACCGCACACACACGCAGTCTTCATTTACGCCGTGCCTTCGGCTGGTGCGACCCATGCTTCCATCGTCTGCGTCGATGGGAATGCAGTTGAACGTTTTCGGGCTCCGTACCGAATAGCCACCAAGCTGTCGATGGTGGTGGATGTCGCTCGAGTGACGCGACAGCGGACAAACTGCTCAAGTGGGCGTTGGAGGTCCAGCACCATGACCGTGTTGGCACCGCTCACGACCTTGGTACCGGCGAGGTCCGCAGCAGCACCCATGCCCACGACGACATCCTGCTGGGCACGGATATCGTTATTGGCAGCAGCGGTGCCAATGCGCACCACCCACATGACGCCAGTGAATCCAGCCATATCGAGGATCGTGCTATCGATCGTGGTGGTACCCGCAATCGTTGGGGCATCAGCGGTAACGAGACATTCATCTGCGAGCGACATGAGATCTCTCCTTGTCTAACGTGTTCGCTTTCCATGAATTGCAGTTGACGCAGCTGGCCATGTGGTTGCGTGGGTCCCACTTACTACCGCCGTGACTGAGCGGCACGGTATGATCAACACACTCGGCCGGCGTGGTGAGTCCCTGTTGTACGCATCGACTGTGCACACGATCGAGCGTACCATCCGCGCGTTCTCCGCACACCGGATGATCCTGTCGAAACCGCCGGCTATAGGCGGCCCACTGGGCGTCATAACCTCGCTCGAAGGAGGTGCCTCGTTGGCGATCATGTTGACGCGCGTGTTTCGCGCACCGTCCTTTGCGTACTAGAACTGGGCAACTCGGTTGAGCGCACGGTCTCATCGGTTCTGCACCAACACGTAGAAGGACCGGTCATCTGTCACGACTGGTGAACTGTTCGTCACCACGCGATTGGTGATCGTGTACTGCACGCCGAGCGTCCCAGCCGCAAGATAGAGCTGCGTCTTGAGATTGCCCGCCACGATCGTTTCGTCATGCTTCGTCAACACCGCATCTGAACCGCTGATCGTCCACGTACTCGTCGTGATCGTCACACCCGCACCGAGCTCGAGCAGCCACGCCGTCCAGTCGAACCCTTGCGGCTCGTCGGAGCTGGGATCCTTCAGAATGAGATCGCCGGGTTTCCTGCTCATTCGTTGATCAGCGCCAGAAGACCGGCGCCTCGCACCACTTCGAATAATGGCGTTGGATGCTCTGGAACGGGCTGGTTCTCAGGCACTTCATCGAACGTATCGCTTTCCACAAACAGCCAGACCATGAATCCCACCGGATCAAACGACGCGGCGATAAATGTGGCGTCGACAGGCAGCTCATTAGCCACGACCTGAGCGGCGCGCACGCCGTGTTTGCACACATCAACGAAGAGATCCCCCGTCACCGGCATCCGGCGTAATCGTCGGTGTGTCATTTCTCAAAACTCCGATCCTGCTCAGACACCTGAATAAATCGGCCCTGCGCGTCGATCGCGAAACGTTGACTGGGCGGCACCACGATGAAACGGCCTTCCGACGTCACGGTAAAGGTACGGTCCTGCGCCGCGACGAGGAAGAATTCCGTCGGCGCCGTGAGGACGCCTGAAGGAATCTCTCGACGCAGAGACAGCCACGTCCGGAGTGCCACCGAAAACTGCGGGCCACGTGGCAATGGCCAGTCGTAACTGGGCACTTGCCCTTGCGCGCCGTAGATCGTGTCCTTCCCAATGAGCTGGATCGCCGATGCTTTCAGCCATGTGCGCAGCGCCACCGGATAGAGCGGCACGCCGGGCAGTGGCCAGTCCGTCAGATGGAACGGGACGATCGTCGGCGCCAGCGTCGTCCGCACGAGATCGGCGAGCCATGTGCGCAGGCTGATCGGGAACTGCGGGCCACGTGGCAGCGGCGAATCCCAACTCGGCACTTGGCCCGGGCCGCCGTAGACCCGATCCTGTCCGATCAACCATGGCTTGCTCGGATCGAGCCAGGTCAAGAGCGCAACGGGGTACGGCGGGCGTGTCGGGTTGCGCCATTCGACCGGCGTGAACGGCGGCGCCGTGCTCGGAATAAGCGTCGTGGTATTCAGTCCACCGACCCACGTTCGCAAACTGACCGGATACATCGGGCCGCGCGGCAGTGGCCAGTCGTACGCCGGCACCTGCCCGCGAGCGCCATAGATCGTGTCTTGCCCGACAAGCCACGGCTTCGAGGGATCGAGCCACGTCCGCAACGCGATGGGATAGGGCGGCCGAATCGGCAGCGGCCAGTCGATCGGGAGCACCGGGACCGCCGTCGAAGGCGCTAACGTCGTCGTCGTGAGTCCCAGCAGCGACGTGCGCAGGCTGATCGGATACGGCGTCGTCTTCGGGAGCGGCCACTCGTACGCGGGCACCTGCCCCGGTGCGCCGTAGATCGCATCCTGCCCGATCAGTGGCGCACGTGACGGGTGCAGCCACGTCCGAAGCGCCACGGGATAGATCGGCGCCAGGGGTGTCGGCCAGTCGACCTGGGCAAACGGCGTGGCCGTCGTCGGTTGCAGCGTCGTGGTAGTGAGCCCGCCCAGCCATGTGCGGAGTCCAACCGGAAACTGTGGCGGTTTCGGCAGCGGCCAGTCGTAACTCGGCACCTGCCCCGGCGCGCCATAGATCCGATCCTGACCACTCAGCGTCAGCGGCGGCGACTGGAGCCATGTGCGGAGCGCAACGGGATACCGCGGTGAGAGCGGGAGGGGCCAATCGTCTTGCGCGAAGGGCGCCGCGACGGCCGCTGGCGCCAGCGTCGAGGTATTCAGCCCAAGGAGAAACGTGCGGAGCGCAACGGGATAGATCGCCCGGATCGGCGTTGGCCAGTCGACCGCCGGAAACGGCGCGGCCGCCGACACCGCCTGTTGTAAAAAGACAACAGGCGGTGATCGCCGCTGCGGAAACCCCATGCATCATCAACCCTGGACTCAGCCTGCCTGCTTCACTCGAGCAATTTTTTCATAGCGGTTCATACACCATGTGAGCGCCCATCAGGCCCGGCGAGCCCCCCGTGAAGGCTGAGAGCGAGGACGGCGCGACCGACACCGTAGTGCCGGTGATTCCCCACTCTTCGCCCGGTGCGGCTTGCCAGCGCACCAGCCCGCCGAAGGCGTTGAAACTGAGATTGAGACGCGCGGTCAGCGCCGTGTTCGTCCGCTGCGGCCCCGTCGCCGCCGCGACGTAGGTCACCGGCGGGGCCGCGAGCGCAGCCGTGGCCGTGGCCATCGGACCATCACCGTTGGGTGCCGCCAGCGCGGTCGGTGTGGTCGCGTTCGTCAGGTTGCGCGCAAAGTGCATGATGTTGATGCTCGATGCGCTGGCCTGCCCGCCTTCGTAGATTTCGACGACGTTGATCTGCTGCGTGGCACTCCCGGCCTCGATCGCCAGGTACGTCGCGTTCGCGAGCGCGACGCCATCCGCCGTCGCCGTGGGAGTGAAGGTGGCTGCCTGAAATACGCGTTTCGCCATGGCTGATCCTTTGCTGGTTATCGAGGCACAAGATTCGTGGACGGCACAATGAGGATCTCGGGAGAGACGCCGTGCTCGGCGGCGGTCTGCGTCAACTCCACGCGCTTCTCATAGGGGAGATGGGTGTACCCGGCCTGCACGGCGGCGGCGTGGCAGAAATCACAAATATAGTGATCGCACTTCGCGCAGTATTCCCGCGCGCGCTGTCGCAGCGGATTCTTCATCACCACCGTTTTACAGTGCGCACACGTCAGACTCGCCGCTTCCAAGATCCGCCCTTCGGCTGTCTGGGCCGGATCGAGCCCCACCGCCCGCGCCACATCCGCCGGCAGGCCAGGACTCGCCCGGTGATCGATCAGGAGATACCCTTCACGGCTGCGTTGTGTCCGCATGGTTCCCTCAGAACACGCGATTCTCCCAATCGATCAGTTGTTACCATCCACCGAGTAGTGCCAGATCTGCACGCCGTTACCGGCGTTGCTGATCGAAAAACCGACCCAAAAGTCCAACGTCTGTGAGATCGTCGAGTCGAACGCAGTGCCGAGCGCCGGGGCAGTGACAGGTACCATGATGACCGACTCACTGTTCACACCATCGACCTGACCGGCTGTCTTCGTGAACATCACGCCAGTCAGCTTACCGATACCGAACAGCTTGGCGACCGCGCCGCCGACCGTCGTGTTGACCAGCTGAACGCACAGGTCCACGTCGAGGCGAAACGGCAGCGTCGTGTGCGCCGTCGCGTTGAGCTGGATGTTGCCTGAGGTCCACGCGACGATCGAGCCCATCATGACCTGAAAGACGATCGTGCCCGGCGTCGTGACGATGTTGCTGATCGCACCGTTGACGGTCACCTCGTATTGGTCCCCGACCTGAAGCGTATTTCCGGGGATCAAGAGCAATGACTCTTGGTTGATGACGGTCTTTGCCGTCGTATAGGTGTTGAACAGCGTGCCGGCCGTCGTCTGCTTGGCGAGACCCTGTGACCAACCTTGTCGCGGCATCTGATGGTCCTCTCTATCGCGGGCTGCCCGGCTTGTACGGGAACGGCCGCGTCTTCAACGGCACCGCCGGTGGCAGTTCAGGGTTCGTCGAGGGTATCAGCAGGATCGTCGCGCCGATCGTGTCGAGGCTGCGGCCGTTGGTCGACGTGCGCGCGCCCGTCGCGGTCGCCGCCGCGCGGATGCCCGTGTCGAGGCACAGCGACGCGTCGAGCCCAAGCGTCGTGAGTTCGTCATACCGCTCGACAGGCACGGGATCTGTGCCGCTGAACGCGGTAAATGCGCCGTCGTCGTCAATCACGCCCACGAACACGCACATCCGGTCGGTGCTCAGCGGCGTCACGCTCGGGCAGGTGCACGTCGTCGTCGGGCCAACGTTGTTCGCGGTCCCAGACGCCTCATAGGGCAACGTCGACAGCAGGCCCGAGAGCACGTTGCGGAAGGCCGCGATCTGCGCCAGTCCGGCGTCACCCGCCGCGCGCGTCACGGTCACCGTCGCACCCGCCTCGCTCGGCGACGCGACGCGCTTCCACCACGTGTCCAGTCGACAGTTCACCGTGTTGTTCGCCGCGATGATCCGCGTCCAGCCCGCCGGCATCGTGGCGACGACGTTGTCGTGCTGGGAGAGCAGACAGACCAGGAGGTCGTTGACCTTCAAAGCCTGCGGGTTGCGCGGCGTCATGTTCCCGCTCGCCACCACGCCCGAGACCCCAACCCCTTCAAACGTGACCGTCAGGTGCGGCGCCTCCTTGAACGTCGCCACCATGCAGTGCCACTCATCGGCGGTGTCCAACGTGCCGGTGACGGTCTGCGCGCCAGTCGCCGTCACCGTCCGATCCTCGTGGAGGATCGGCCGCGACGAGGCGAAGTCCACGGCGGTGTCCCAACGCGCAAAAAACCCGGCGCCCTCCGTAAAGTCGGTCACGAGGTTACGCGACCCCACCATGCTGACCACCAGCTCGTTGGCCTGCGTAGTCGTCGGCGACGTGACGGTCGCAGCCGTGGTGTTGCCAGCGTTGTCTGCGACAACGTCCAGGGGGCTCCCGAGATCGGCCCCCGCATACTCCTCACACGTGAGGCTCGTGTTCGCCGACACCGACGTCGTACGCGTGAATGCCTGCGTCACGCCACCACGACAGTTCTTGATGTAGTAGATGATGGTATCGATGTTGGTCGTGAGATTTGTTCGTTGCACCGCGAGCACGGGCGTCTCATCAGCACCGCTGGTCGACAGCTGCAACTTATCTGAGCAGACCGTGTACACGAGGAGGTCACCGCGGACCACGCCAGTCGAGAACGCGACCGTGATCGTCGTGCCGACGTTCGCCGCGTCCGCGCCCTGGATGGCCGTCACACGACCTCGACCGTCCCACCGAACGTGATCGGGTCCACCCCGTCGTTCTGGATGCGCCCACGCACCAACTGCCCAGCGATCTGATCCAAGGTGCGGCCACTGACGGCGATCCATGGCGTCAACGTCGGGTCGTTGTCCGGGTTGCCCACCAGGCGCGTCTGCGCCAGCAACGTCCACTCCTCGGTGCCGTCCGGCGCGTGCTCCACCGTGCCGGTCACGTTCGTCGCCGGATCCTGCAACTGAGCAGCGCTCAGATCCATTGAGACCTTCACACGGATCAACCCTTCCGGGATCGTGACGGCCGTGGTCACGACTTGCTCACCAGGCGCAAAGCTCTGAGGGGCGACAGGAAACAGCGCCACGCGCCCCTACAATACCGGCGTGGCGATCAGATCAACGACGTGGATTTGGGACTTTTTGACTTTCTTTCAGGCGCTGGAGCTCCGAGGCGGGAATTTTGTAGAAGCCTGACCCTTGCTTGATCCCGATCAGTTTCTTGGCGCGGATCCAGTTCCGCACCGTTTCGGCGCAGACTTTCAAGACGCGCGCGACCACGGCGACGTCAATCAGCCGTTCGCCCATCCGCTACCCCGGCTCGCCACGCGATTGGACCGTCCCTTTCAGGATCGCGTCCGGCTGTGACATCTCGTAGAGCTTCCGCCAGTCATCTCGAGCTTGGGCCGTCGCGACCAGATCCGCGCGGAGGCGTTCGACTTCGGCGGCGAGTTCGGTATTCCGTTCGGCCAGCGCGAAGGCCTGCAGGAAGGTATACGTGCGAGGATTCCTGCCGGGCAAGAAGGGCGCAGATTCGCCTTCCACATCATCGGAATGGGCCTCGGGTGGAGTGGCTATCCTTCGTCCTTGGCGATTGTCGGCGGCGGCCACATGATGATCGTTGCGATGTGTTGATTCGTCGCTGTTGTCGGCGTCATGATCCGTTGCGGCTCGGTGGGATGCGGCCAGATGTTCACCGTCCCGATCTTCTTCCCGCAATGCGGACAAACCCAGTCTTGTTCCATGTGCTGGCTCCTGTGGGGTGACGGATCGCATGGACTGGCCAACGATTTCTCCGTACTGATTCAGGCCAATCGACTTGAGTCTAGTCGTCTCGGCACGATACGCCTTGATCGCTTCTGCGAGTTCTTCTGCGAGTTCGTCCTCGGAGACGGATCGCACGGACTGGAGGAGGGCTTCTAGGTCGGATTGGATTTCATAAAGCAACAAAAGCGCCTCGTCGTAGCCCTGATTCTTATCGTCGCGCCAGGACTCAATTTCCGTAATCAACTGCTCAATCAACTGGCGTTCCTTAGCGTCCACTGTTAGCCTCTTGAAACAGCGCGCGTTCAAGCCGATTCGCGGCAATCTCTAGACCGTCTGCTTTACCGATGATATAAGCCTGGCGATGGCGCATCGGGCAAGGGCATCCAATGCGTGCGCCAGTGACATGCAATACCGCCGTTTTTCGTATACCAGCCAAAGGATCCGAAGGAGGCATCACTGACCCGCAACACTTTGCCGTCACGGATCAGCGCGACGATCACCGGTGTCCCATCCTTCGGCGCCGTCTCAATATCGCGCCATTCATTCATTTACTGCCCCTCCGATGGATGCACGACTGTTTCAGGGTCTGCTCGCTGAAACTCTACACATAAACACTCCGGCACGCCGCACCACTCTCCGTCCGTCAGGATGTGCGTATGACAGCCCGCTGGATGGCCACAGCGACAGCGCGTCTGGGGCGTATCGACGGTGTCGTCAATCATGTCCCATCTCCACGATTCAGCGGCAGCGGTGACAACGCCGCACCGATCCCAGCCGCGAACATCAGCCAGAGTTTCCGCTCGTGGTGTCGCCGATGCGCGACGTTCGACAGTCGGATCCGGCACGGTCTGCACGCACCGTGACTCATGTCGTGATTCGGGTTCGCGCACAGAATGCACAACCCTTGCTCGCGCCGGCACGCACGCAGCCGCCGAGACTCTTCGGTGTTCGTCATAGTTGGCTAAAGCTCCGGATGGCCGCAATCGCGTGGCGGAGTTCCGCGAGCTGCTCGGCGATCCGCACGGCATCGTCCCGCTCAAGGCGCAGCTGCATGATCTGAAAGCGCTGTTCCTCACAGAGATGCTCATAGCCCTTCAGCATCACATGGAGCCGTTCGATCTCATCGGCAGCTCCGCCGACGATCCGGACAGGGACCGGTTCGGGCGCCGTCGGCGATCGGCGGGTCGCGGGATAGCGCATCCCGTCACCACTGCCCCGCGAACCCAGCGTTGACGTACTTCGCTTCTTTCGCCGCGCTCATGGCCTTCTGTCGTGCGCGAGCCACGATGTTCAACTCACGCCGATCCAACCCGACCCACCACGAGGGCGGATCGTCTTTCTTCGCGGTGCTGGACGGTCGGTCCTGTCGGAGCTTCGCACGCGTCGTGCTCGGGACAGGGACCGGCGGCGTCGGGCGATCGTGACGGCCTGTCCCAAACCACGGCGATCGAGTGCCGGATCCGCGGCGAGTGATGGTCATGGTCGCTTCCGTCGCACGGGCCGCCCCGCATTCTTGCGCAGCAGCGCGTCCACGTCTTCGAGTAGCAGTCGCGCCATCGCGCGCACCGCCGTCGGCACGCAGTTCGCCGCCAGATCTTCCACTTGATCGAGGTCCAACTGCATCCAGTACACCGTGTCGTACTCCGTGTGGCGCTGCACGAGCTCGTCGCGAGTCGCCTGGATCTTCGCGGCCGCCTCAGGACTGATCGGCATCGGCCTCACTCGCCGTCGAGATCAAAGAGCGGCAGCTCGCCTTCGTCGCGGGCCGCCGTCCGCAGCCGCTGCAGCAGTCCTTCACGTTCTTCCTTGAGTTCTTTGTAATGCTCTTTGCACTGCACGAGTTCGCTCGTCTTCAGCGAGATCTGCCGTTCGAGTACCGCGATCTGATGAAACCGTCTCGCCGCGCGTTCTTCGGTAATGTTCATCGTCATCGGTCGGTCGCTCCTATCGCGCTCAGCAGGTCATCCCTAGTCCGCCAGATCGGGAAGGACCCTTGGTGCGCCGTCTCTTTCCCTTTCGCCGTCTTGACTTCGCCGCAATAGAACTGCCCGCGGAACTTCACGATCAGATCCGGTAACCCTCGGCCGCTCACCTGCCAGCACTCCGCGCCGACGTGGCGCGCCGCGGCGATCAGTTGCGGCTCGTTGGCGTCTCGGCGTTTCTTCCCGCCGCCTTTCCAGAAGCTCATGACGCCACCGGCGTGTGCCAGTCCTCCCGGCTGTACGCCTCGACTGGCTGATCGGTAAACGCTTCGATCCACGCGTGGAACCCGCCCGCGGTTTGGCGCGCTCGTAGTCGGAAGCCTCTCCGATTCCAGAACGAATGCAGGTTCCCGCTCAGCTTTTGCAGCTCCCGCCCCGCCTGCTCGATCGGTGCGTCGAGGAAGACTTTCCCGATCGACGGATCGAGATACGACTGCCAGAGCTGTTCATGCAGCTGGCGCGCCTCTTCCTGCCGTTGCTGTTGGCGCGTCGTAGTCGGGAGTTTCATTCAGCCTTCTCCTGACCCCGAGCCGAAACTTCAATCACGCGCCTTTCACCGCGGCGAGACAGCGCCCGCGTTTAGCGTCGACTGCTGAACCCTCGTGAATCTCGCCGCAGGTTTTGCACGTCCACGCATGCGGTACGTCGTCTGTTTCTTCATAAATTGGTCCCGGTTCTGGAGCGTCTTGCCACTGCTTTTCTTCTAAAAATCGAACGAGATGCGGGATGAAACGACGCTCGAGACGAACCCAGCCAGCGGCTTTTCGCCGCTCAACGTCCGCGAAAATAGCTTGTGCCATTGCGAGGTCTGGCGAGAGCACGATCCATGCTTGGTTCGCGGCGATTCGCCGCTCTTTGTTGGGGTAGGCCGCATAAATACGATCGAACCAGCGCACAGAATCGGCTGGTTCCAGCTCCCCGCGCTGATCCTTGTTCGCGCGAACAGTCTCCGAACGTTCGTTTGACGTTTTTAGATCTTGATCTGGTACGTTATTAAGATCCACACCACGTAGAACTTCTCTGGAGAACGTTCGCGGAACGTTCGCAGGTTGTTCTCGCGAGTATTCTCGCGAACGTTCGCGAGAACGTGCCATTCGGTCCTTGGCCTCCTTTCGTTTCCGCATGATCGTCTCTCGACTGTCGTTCCAGTCGAGGTAATCATGGACCCGGAAGCCATCCGCGTGGTGAGTCCAGAGTGCGGCCGCCACGAGTTGGTGTGCTGTCTTCGCGGCAACTCTGTTCGGTAATGCCGAATCCGGGATGAATCCGTCGGTGAGCTGTAATTGGCAGTACGACAAGCCCCAGACCCATACACAGAACGGTGATTTCCAGTCGATGAGGCCGAGAATCTTCGGATTGTTCATGGCGCCATCATGAATGCGTGCCCAGGCCATCAGGATTCCTCCTGCGCTGAGGCCTCATCAAAGGCGACGTGCTCTGATCGGAACAGCAACTGAATAGACCCACTCCGGCCATCACGATTCTTGGCGACCTGGCAGGTGGTCTCCGGTTCGCGGTATTTTCGGTGGAGCAACAGAATGATGTCGGCGTCGTGCTCGAGCTCGCCCGATTCTCGCAGCGATGAGAGTGTCGGCGGTTTCTCGCGATCGTCGTTGGATCCGCGGCTCAGTGACGAGAGGCAAAGCACTGGCATCCGGTATTGCATCGCAAGCGCTTTCAGTCCTTGGCTGATCGCTTCGACCTGATGCCGGCGCTCACGAATTTCACGCGGGGCGCGCACCAGTTGCAGGTAGTCGACAACAAGTAAGGCGAGCGGGACTTCCGCGGCCATCGTCGCGACAAGCTCGGCGATCTCCTCAAGGCTGACGGCATCATCGGTGAACCAGAGCGGGAGCGCGCGCAATTGCTCAACCGATTGCCGCATCGCCCATTGCTCCTGTACGTTGAGATCCGCGCGTTTCAGCGAACTCGCCTTGATGCGCGCATCCTGGGCGACGAGCCGGCGCGTGAGGGCGAGATTACTCATTTCTCGACTGACGACGAGAACGGCACCAGTACGATGTTTCGCCGCGGTTCGCGCGAACTCCAGCCCGAGCGCCGTTTTCCCGACTCCTGGCCGAGCACCGAGGAAGACGAGCTCGCTAGGACCGAGTCCGCCGTTCAGGAAGTAATTAAGGGTCGGGAATGGCGTCGGCAACGTCGGCGATGGTCCTGCGGCTAACGCCCGCTCAAGCGCGGTGAGCGCATCGCCGATGTACGTCGGCTGGATACCTCGAGGCGTGCTGCTGTCGACCGCCTGTCGGCGCGCAATCGACATGACGCATTTTCCAACGTCATGCGGCGGGAACGGCGGTGAACAGGCTTTGGCGAAGGATTCACAGAGCAGCGCTGTCACCGTGTCCGTATCTAGGCCTTTTGTTAGAAAGAATCCAGCGAGTCTTGTACACATCTGATCGCGTTGGCCTTCGCCGACGCCACGTAAGGCATCAGCGACCCAAAAGCGATTCCCGCCAGCCTTCGGATCTCGAGAGGCCGCCGAGGGTGGCGCAACAGTCCGGCCTATCAGTTCGGTCAGCGCAAAAGGCGCGTGCGGAGGCTTCTCGACAAGCGGCGTAATCCACTCGTAGCGGGCGCCGGTCGGATGAATCGAGGGCGGGGCCACGACGATTCCAATCCCACGGATATCGACTTGTGGCTTCCCGCCATTCGTCGTCAGTAAGCCGACACGATCGGGGATGGGAATGTACGCACTGAGGAAGACGTGATAACCGCCGCCAGTTCTAGATCGCGGCGCGTCTGGTGGCAACCCGATACCCTCCGCGGCGAGCAGATCTTCAGCGGCGTTGCCGCCGTCAAGATCAACAGCGAATCGACCGCGACCGAGCACGATCGCGACGTTGGCATCCGGCGTATGCTGCCACCAGCCGCCGAGTTGATCAGCCGTCGGCATCGTCGTCTGAAAATCCTTCCAGGGCACCAGCGGGCGCTTCTCCCGCGGGGCGCACGGAATCGGGTGATAGCCGAGGCGCAGATACTCGAGGGCGGCGCTCAGAAACTGGTTCGCCATGAGTCAGTGAATAGCGGATGAAACCGCGCATGATTTCAGCGTCATTCTGAAGCACGGTCGCGATGGTGTGGCACCGAGAACAGATGGGAACCAATGGCCCCTGGTGTCCGTTCGGGGCGTACGGCGCTACGTGTTGTCGATGCCGCTGGACGCCCTGCTCAATCAGCTCGGCTTTTTTACGGCTGCAGACTACGCAGCGATCGTCGTACCGCTCCCAGACGGCGTCGAGATCTTCCCCGAAGGGATACCCTTTTCTGTTCGGCCGAGTCGTCTGCTTCAGATTGCAACAGCCCCAGGCTGTTTTAGAGCCACAGTGTGGACAGACGACCCGCATCTGGTTGTGTTCGTTCAGTTCTCGCGCCATGCTGTGCCGCCGGCAATGAAGGCAAGGCTTGCTGTCTTTTCCGCCGACATCGAACTCGTCAACAGTCATCTGTCTTCACTCCGTCGGCGGTTCATCCTTCGGTTTCCAGCGGATGTCGTTGGCATTCACGGCGTCGGGAATATCGAGCGTCTGTTGCAGGTACCCAAGACTGAAGCCGATCACGGCGCCAACGACGAAGCCGACGACCCAGACGATCAGGAGTTGTTCACCCGTGGCGGCAATCATGAAACCTCGAAGTGCCGGTTTACTCTGAAACCGGCAAAGTCACGCCTTGGTTCGTCCTGACTCCGTCTGTTCAGGCTCAGGGCCGACGTTCGCCTTCGTCAACGGCGCCAGCGGGTACGTTGCCACGTGCTCAGTTACGGACGATCCCACCTTTTTCTACAATTCCCGCTTTCGCGGAGTGCGCCTTTCGGTATAGCAGTGACATCGCGAGCGAATCGCAGCGGCTCAGATCTCTCCGATCTGGACGCGCCCCGCAGGATGACGAGGACCGCGCCAAGTCGCTCGGCAAACTTGGTTAGCCATGTCGTTGTTTCGCGCGCTCCAGAAACCGAGACACACGCTCGTCTTGAGTTCGTCGCACCCTCGCCCGATCCGCCGCCGTCTCGACTCGGCCTTTCAACGGTTTCACCGGCGGCAACGCCAACGGCTGCTCTGGCGCGAGGACTTGAATGTCTCGCCGATACGTCGCCTCCTCGCGCCGCCAGAACCACCACGTCACGCCGAGACCCGCTCCGTGACTGGCACCGCGCGCAAGAGGTCAAGAACATACGCCGCCAACACCGGATAGAAGTCGTCCCTCGCGGCCCTCGCGTCCAACGCGGCCCACGCGGCCCACGCGGCCCACGCGGCCCTCGCGGCCCACGCGTCCCACGCGGCCCACGCGGCCCTCGCGGCCCTCGCGGCCCTCGCGGCCCTCGCGGCCCTCGCGGCCCACGCGTCCCACGCGGCCCTCGCGTCCCACGCGGCCCTCGCGTCCCACGCGGCCCTCGCGGCCCTCGCGGCCCACGCGTCCCACGCGGCCCTCGCGGCCCTCGCGGCCCTCGCGGCATCTTTCCATTCGCTCGTCGAGGGGTCCTCGCCGCGAATGGTCTGATCGAAGAGCGTGACGATGCGGTCGACCACCGCGAGGACCGCCGCGTCTGTGGTGACGTAGCGGGCCCCGTAGTGTTCTGCGGCGAGCGTCCATCGCAGGATCTTCGCGAGCACGAGATCGTCAATGATTCCACCTACCGGTACGGCTTCAGCGAAGCGTCGCGGCCAGGTGACCGCCTCCGCGTCAGGCAGGCGTTCGAAGAGGTGATCTTCGAGATGGGCGAGCCAGATAGGCAATCCAAGTTCCGCCTCATATCGTTGGTGGTCATCCGTTCGCGTGTTCGGGTCGGCCTGTCCTTGAATCAGGTTCAGGGATCGCAGCGAACACCCAATCGCGCAGCCACGCCATTGCCCGTTCATCCTGCCGTACGTGCCTTTGACGATCTGATCCGCGCGTTCATGCAGGCCGATCTGCTCGAGCAGCGCCGCTTTGAGTGCGGCGTCTCCGTGATACGTCACTAACATCGATGCCGCCTTTCTCTTTCACGATGCCTCACGCCGAGCGGCCCTCCGGCACTGCGCCGATCGAGCGCGGCTTCGCCTTTGGCTTCTTGGCTTTCTCGCTGAGCTGCTGATTGACGAGCCGCTGTTTCGCGGCTTCGAGGATCGCGATCTCGCCATCAAGGGAGGCGATCGCTTTGTCTAGCTGCGTCATCCGCATTGCTGTAACTCTCCCATCCGCTCACGATCGCGCCGTTCGCGATCAGCCTGTTTGTGACACGATCGACAGAGCCATCGCACGCTCAGCGGCTTCGAATAATCGTCGTGATGCGCTTCAACCCTGATAATGGCGCAGTTCTCGCAGTGAGACGGCTTCACTAGTCTTCCTGATGCAATAGCTGTGGCCATCGCAATATGAGCCCTCTTCTTGTCAGGGTTTCTTTCGAGCCATGCCTTTTTCCATACGTTGAAGTCTCCGGCATGCTCGCGGCGGACGCGTTTCAGGTATTCACGATTCGACAGGCGCCATCGATGTTGGCTCGCCGAGACACACACGGCGCACCAGTAGCGACGCGCTTTTTTCATTCGTTCCGTGATGACGATCCGCGCGCCACACTGACGACAAGCCCGCTCTGCTCCGACATCAAAGACAGGCCGTTCACGCATAGTCCATGCGGCTCGCGCTCCGCATGTTTTTGTGCAAGATACCTGCGAGTGATCGGCCGGCCTGAAGAGATGGCCGCACGTACACAGACGATCCGATAGCGTTCGAGGCGGCGCCATTATTCCGCTACCTTTCTCTCAGGTCACTCCGGCCCACCCAGCCAGGCCCGTAGGGCCTGTAGGACGATCTGTTCGTTGCGCACACGATCCGCCGCGGAGACGTTTGAGGCTGTCGGTACCAACCCCTCGCTCGCCTCCGCGGCGGTCTGCGCCACCACTGGATGAGAGTCGGCCGGTTCTGACCCGGCTGCTTGCGGTCGTTGGCGTCTTAGTTGAGGCTCGTATTGCTCCGTCACCCTTCCACCAGCACTTACGGTCTGTGGTTTTCCGGCCGTGTCCAGATATGCGTCCACGGCCTGCTGGTCAGACTGCGCTTTTGACCCCTGGTCCCCGGCCTGTGGACTTACGGGCGTTACGTGAGCTTGGCCTTCGCTCGATACCATGTTGGGCCTACAAACGACTTGCCCGTCACCATCCGGGCTGCGACTCTCGTAACATTCAAGACGCGCCAGTTCGAGCCCGAGCGTGAACAGCGCCTCAGAGAAGTGGCTTGGGTTCATCGTTGATGCCCTGCCATCTGGTATTCCTCGCTCTTGCATTTGAGAAAGTACTTCAACGACCGGACAAGCTCGATCACGAGTTCCTTCGTGTCGCGCGCTTCACGTTTCCGCTGGTACTCCGGACTGATTTCGGCGCGAATCCGGGCTCGGTTGGCCTTCGCTTCGGACTCCAAACAGGCCAGCAGTACGGCCGCGTAGGCCGCATCGGCGGCGCGGATCTCGTCGGAACAGTTGCCCAGTAACGAGGCCAATCGCGTCAGCAGATCCGCCGCACGATCAGGCAACAGGTTCGGCGTGTCCCTGATTTCGCGCTGGTACGTGCGGACCAAGGCGCGGACACTCATCGCTCGGCGCGCTCCAGAAACCCACACCGGCGACATTGGCGGATCATCGGCCTGACCCAATCCCAGTGGTGCCTCACACACCCGGTCTCCGTCACGACCGCGCGCGCAATGTCCTTGACATACGCCCGACCGCTCACGGCCGCTGTCACGATTTGGAGATGCACGACGGTCTGGTCGCGACAGTACTGCTCAGCGCTCGTCTTGACAGGGACCCGATAGATCGGGAGCGCGGCCGCTCCACACGGCTGACCCGAATGCTGGAGAAACGCGACGGCATGCCCATGCGCATGCTTCCATCCGGGATCCACTTTCGTGATCGTGACCGCCTCCGTCACCATCGAATGTCCCACTGTGTTAGAAAGGGATGTCATCGTCTGGATCCTCCAACGCGACGACCGCTTGGGGTGGGACTGGCATGGGCACAGGAACCGGCGCCGTCGGTTTGGGTTTCCGAATCCTGATACCTCCCACGATCTTGCCGGCAAAGGACACATTCGGGTCGGTATAGAGCACGATGCGCTTCCCGATCCAGTGGTCGGTATCATCGGACCCGCAGACTTGCTCACAGAGTTGGATATTGGTCGCGTTCAACACGAGCGGTTTGTCAAGTTCCTGAAATGTCAGGCACCATTTCTCTTCGGGATCGGTGCCTTCCATCGCCACGTTTTTCCTGATGCACCCGGTAATCGTGGCAAGGACGCCACGGCCGACGTCTTCTTTTTTGAGGAATTTACTCTCACGCATCTCCGAAGTTTTCGGCATGTCTCTAACTCCTGCGTCGATCCGCGACGTGTCTGCGTCGTCCAGCCTCAGCTATCCACCGCCGTTCATGGCCAGACGCCCGTCGATCGACTGGACCGAGCCGTCGCTCGACTCCGTCCCAGACGGGTGTCGCGAGAGTGCGTGCACGTTGACCCTTCCAATACTGGCGGTAATCCTTTGCGGTCACGAGACACGTGCTCCTCATCGGTCCACTCCCACGATGCCGAGCACGGCATCAACCACCCGTTCGGCATGGTCGCGCCGGATGGCCTCGTATTCGGCCGTGAAGGTCCGACCGTTGGCCGTCGACCGCGTCCGCATCGCGATCAGGGCCGCGAAGACGTCCAGGCGGTCCATGACGTTGGCAATCGCGGAGAGTCGACGCGTCGCGCGACGGTTGTTCGCGCGGATCGATCGGGTGTCGGTGCGGTCGGCGACGGCGGGGTCGGGGATCATGACTGCACCTCCGCCGGTTCACGGTCGGTATCGAGCATCGATGCGGCTTCGCGGAGGATGTGCGCGTGGCAGTCGTCGCACAGGTCCGGTGGCATTTCGACGTACGGCCGCAGAACTGACCACGTCAGCACGATGGTTTCCTTGTCGTCGCTCAGTGGCCGGTCTGGCCAGTCAATGACGACGTCGGCCGATCGTGGGCGCACGGCACGACTGAGGTCGGCGCCGCAGCGATCACAGGTGTAGTGCGTCATTCCCGTTCTCCGAGGACGAGTTCGAGGATGGCCAGGAAGCCACCCATGCAGACCGCGAAGCAGACGATCAGGACCGACCCGATGAACAGCCGCCACGGGGTTGGCTGGAGCGCGATCAGATTGATGAAGTCCTGCATGGGTCACCGTCCCTCGCGTTCGACGTAGTCGACCAGCGCCGCGTAGACCTGCGGCTCCAGCACAATCCAATGCGTGACGCCTCCGCGATCGGTTTCGAGCTTGAGATTGCCCCACTCAATCGAGACGTACACCCCGTCCCCGATGTACGCCTTCGTCGGTCTACGCGTGTGCGCGGCCTTCTTTTCTGTGGTGGTGTTCACCGTGCACCGCCTTTACGCATGCGTCCGCATGCACCATTACCGCGCCGGTTGTTTTCAGCACTCGTTACCGGCTCAAGATGAGCAGGATTCACGCAGAGCGTTGTTCGGCATAGATGGTCGATCGTCAGCCCGGCCCCGATCGGTCCGACGTAAATTTCGTAAGCCGCACGGTGTGCGTAGTCCGTCCGTCCGTCAGCACGACAAAAATGGCCGTACCGTGTTGGTGTCTCTTGGTTCGGTTGATGGCTGGAGCCAGTCCACAACCAACAGCCTTTTGGATGTGTTACCCGATCAACGAAACGATCGAACCGTTGTTTCTCTGGCGTCGGTGGTCGCCCGATGCGTTGTGGTACAGTGGATTCGCTCATGACTTGCGCTGCTCCTTTTCAGCGCGAGTTGTGATGCAGGGCCGCCGTGCGCTCCACACGTGCGGCCCGATTTCTTGTCAGTCGCCGTGGCCAATCAAGTACTGAATCACGCGATCGAGAATCTGCACGACGCTTTCGTAAGTCATTTCATTCTCCCAACACGAGACGGATGATGATGTCGATGATCGTAACGATCGATTCGTAGCCCATTACGCGATCCTCTGATTTGATTTGAAGTAACGCTGCGTCGACTCACTCGCCCCGCCCGCCCGCCACCGTTCGTACGTCTGCACGCAAAACCTGGGATGGCCCGGCCCGTCGAGTTGCTTGATCGCCGGGTGTCGATGACGTAGCCGATCGAGTTGGCTGACGCTGATCTGGAGCCGTTCAGCGAGTTGACGTTTCGTGAAGCTCTCAGGCGACATCACGCCACCTCTCGATGACGCAACAGCCCGAGCAAGCCCGCCACGAAGGAGTGCGCCGCGGCGTCGCCCTGCGCGGGCTCGATGACGACGAGTTCGAAGTGCGTCGCCACCAGCCGCGTGAACTCCAACTTCACGTCGCACGGCAGCGCCACGATGAAGTCGAGCGTGCACCGCGACTCGCCACCCAGCACGCGATGCACATACGCGCGGTTCTTGCCCGTGTGCGCTTCGAGTGCGTCGAGGGTGTAGCCGCAATTCGCGACGGCTTGCCGCAGGAATCCGAGCGCTCGGTCGACAGCCATCGACCGCGTGAAATGCGAATCGGGTGATCGCTCGGCCTTGCGCGGCTGGGCGGCGCGGCTTTGGTCGACAGACGTCACCTGCATCGGCGGCAGACTGAGTTGTAAGTTTGTCTTCACGATGCGGCCTCTGTTTTCTGCTCGACTGGTAAGTCCGTAACCGGGAACAGTTCTTCTGGCTCGACGTTCAGTGCACGCGCCAGACGCACGACCGTCCTGTACGACACGGTGCCGATCGATCGCCGGCCATGCTCCAGATGCGAGATCAGCGAGTGATCGACCCCGGCCTTGTCAGCGAGTTGCTGTTGAGTAACACGTGCAATTCGACGGGCTGTTTTGAGATTCATGTTCAACGCAGTTGAGAGTTTTATTCAATAGCTTGCATTCTGTCAAGACTTTTTATACTGTTGCCGACACATTTTCGCTAACTTATTGAACATGCAGCTAGTTAGCATTGACGACCAAGCACACACCGCGAACAATCGCCCAATGGAGTACGGCAATGTCGGCAGGCGTGTGAAACTGCGGCGCGTCGAACTCGGCATGACGCAGCAGCAATTAGCGGACGCCGCGAGGGTCGGGCTTGGGACAGTGTTGGCGTTAGAAAATGCGCCGAAGTGGATCAAACAGCGGAAACCGGTTCGTCAGACGACGACCGCTAAACTCGAACGCATCGCTAAAGCGCTGGGTTGGTCGTTTGACGAACTGACGGCCGATCGGGAGACAACACAAAGTGTCGACCCACTTCGCGCCGGACTCGAGGAGGACGATCTCCTGATCGCGCGCGCGTACCATAACGCGCGAACGGCCCTGAAACTGCGCACGGAAGCGTTGTTGCTCCGAAATGGAGAGAACAAACGGCTCACGGCACTCGTCGGACGCATCACCAGATTGTCAGAGAAAGAGTTACGCACGGTCGAAGAAGTCATCGCACTGGTGGAAGACGGCCACAGTGTCGTCATTAAAAAAACCACGTAAAGAATTTTCTTGTATTCAACAGTGATGACGGTTAGAGTCTCCAGCGTCCCCGGAAAGTTTAGAGTTAGATATGGCGCGCGTGCTGACGTACCACGCGGCGCGTTCTACGAAGCCTGGCACGACGGACCAAAAGGCATCGGTCAAGAACACGCCCGCGCTCGGCGACAAGCTTCAACTGCTCGCGTTTGCGATGCCGCAAGCGCTGACCACGATCGAACGACTCGTCGACACCTTGATCGATCGTCTGCCGCCGTCGCACGTGGCCTAGCGCCTCAGCACGACAACCTCAACGCACACCGATTGGCGTGATGACCCCGCGCGAATTCCCGGCGCCGAACGAACTCTTCAAGGCATGGCAAGGGATCACAGACAGGGTTCAGATTCTGGCGTTGACGCAGCCCATCGCGCTGGCACTGATCATCAGGGAGATCCATATTCTGCTCGATAGGGCGATCAACTCGGCATCCGATGATCAGGTTCAATACGAATATCGGTGGCCGAACACCGGTGAATAGAACTGAGGTAGCGTCATGATCAGTACTGAGACTCCGGCGCACGTCTCCGTCGTCGATATCAACATGCCCTTCGCTTCGATGGTCGGCTTCATGATGAAGTGGTCGATCGCGGCGATCCCAGCACTCCTGATCCTCGGAGTGATCGCGTTCGTCATGATGATCGCGCTGACTGGACTCGGCGCCGCGTTGAAGTAATTCTGCACAGATAAAGGAAGTAGGAAGCATTGAAACGAATCATCGTCGTCGCCGCGCTCGCGCTCAGTGCCTGCAGTGTCAGCGGCCTCGCGCCGCCGACCGCGCCGGCGCCGCTTCCGGCGACGACACCAGCGTCCATCCGCCTGACGGCGGCATCCCGTCCGGATCGATCCGTCGGGCTGACGGCAACCGTCCTGACTGCTGATGGCCGGTTCGTGTCGCATATGGTGGTGACCTTCAGCGCGTCGAGCGGCACCATCACCCCGATCGAAGTCCAGACTGATGAGGCAGGCGTCGCGCGATCGATCCTGACACCAGATACCTCGCAGACGGTTGCGCACGTGCAGGCTGGTGCCCTCCACGCTTCAGTGGACGTGCTGAGCGCGGCACCAGTCCCACCGACACCACCCACACCGCCACCGCCCAGCGTACCGGACCCGATATTCGCGAACCCGAGTGCTTTCAGCACGACTCCTGGCCATGTCTGCCTACAGGTGGGCACACCAATACAATTCCATCTGTCGACGATTCCATGGAATCTCAGTGTGCGGTCATCGCTCTGGGCCTTTGGCGACGGGAGCACGAGTCCACTCCGGGATCCGCAACACACGTACACCGCTGCACAATGGGTCAACGTGTTTGTCACGATCAGTACGTCAGATGGTCGGTCGACGACTGGCTTTATCGTGATCCAGATCTTAGGGAATTGCTCGCCGGCCATCTGAGTTAAGAAGAAACTGCGACGCACTGTACCCGTGGGGGGTAGGGCGCGTCGGGTCGGGCCGGTCGCGGTCTCGTGCATGGTTGCTCCAGGCTGCGGCTGGCTCGTTGTTCTGACAGAGGATAGTGAGGAACTGCGACGCGTTTAGCAGGGATGCTCCGCGCGTCGAGTCGGGTCGGTCGCGGTCTTTGATAGGCCCGGGCAGGGCTATTGGAAGCCGCGGCCGGCTCGTGTTCTTTATATGGTGACCATCAAGCTCTCGACACTCCTCGACCGATCCCGACGCCGCCGCGAGTGTGAGACCACGCTGGAAGCCCGCGGCGTCGCGATCTTACGCAAGGACAACGCGATGCCAAAGAGACGCGCGCATCCGCCCCTCACGCCGCGCGAGTCGCCCCACGGCGACCGGCTCTACACGATCTTGAAAGATGGCCGGCGGTACGACGTCGAGATCCGCGACGACACGAAGACTGGCGCTGGGGTCGAGCTCCAGCTCTATCAGGATGGCGTCATCGCGTTGATCCGTACGTACTCGTCACTCGACGCCGCGTTGGCCGACGGCCTGCACGTGCGCGACATTCTCCAACGGGGCTGGAAGCATCTCTGATGAGTCGCCGTCCCGGGAGTCGCCGTCGCGGCGGGTGGCGACGCAAGGGCTCGCAGCTCCAAGTCTATGTACACCTTCACGACGGGCCCGGCGGGTTCCGATCTGCCCTGCGGCCGCTCGACACGCCGGCGAAGGCGCTGCAGGACTGGATCGACGATCAGTGCACGGAGTATCGCCGCCAGTATCCCCGCGCCACGCGTGGCACGCTCGCGGCCGACATGCCGACGTACCTGCAACTGCTCGTGAACCGCCCGGCACTGCAACGTGATCGCACGCATCACCTCGCGTGGTGGTGTGCGCGGTTCGGGCACCGTTCCAGACACGCACTCCAGCCGCATGAACTCGAAACGGTACTGAACGAACTCCTCGCCGCTGGTGCCGCGCCCTCGACGGTGAAGAAGTACCGCACGGCGCTCTATCACCTCTACACGAAACTCGACGGGAAGAACGCGCCGAACCCGCTGCGTGACGTGCCGCCGCCACGCGAACCCGATCCGCTGCCGCGCGCCATCCCGTACGAGATCATCGACGCTATCTTCCGCCACATGCCGGAGACACGGTATCCGCGGAAGATCGATGCCGCCCGCGCCGCGCTCGTGTATGCCGCCGCCACCGCCCCACGCGCCAACAGGAGCGCGATCGCGCGCGCGCATGGCCTGAGTGAGACGATGGTCCGAAAGATCGTGCTGCGCCACGGCCAACGCTGGGACGGAGCCTCTCAGACGAAAGCCCGGCTGCGACTCATGGCGTACGTTGGCCTGCCGCCCGCGCAGATTCGTGCACTCACCAGAGCTGATATCGATCTCGACGCGGAAACCATTCTCGCGCACGGTCGGAAGAAAGGGGGCGGCACCCGGCCGATGTTGCTGCCGCTCACGCCACGCGGCCTCGACGCCGCGCGCGCCTTCATCGACGCCAACGCGTTCGCGACGAACGGCCACTTCAGCATGTCCAGCCTGCTGCATGCTTGGCGTCGTGGTATCAACCGGATGTGCGACGCGCTCGAGCAGGATCCCGCGACACGGCCTACCGGCGAACAGCTCCGGCGCGAATTGGCTGGCCACGTTCCGTATGATGTCCGTCACAGCTACTTGACCGAAGCCCAACTCGCCACCGGCAATATTCGGACGACCCAGAGCCTCGCACTGCACAGCGACTCGCGGATGACGGAACGCTACACCCTCGCGGCCGTCGCGCCCGAGCTCCAAGCCGCTGCCAAGTTACTTGCGCAACGTCTCGTTGGGCACCGAAACGGCACCGAACCGCCGTCTGAGACGCGCGAAACCGACGCTAAATGGCGCAAACTGCGGATGGCCACGATCGGCGCCGGTGACGCGAATATCAAGGCGAAAGTACTCAATTCTTCGAAGAAATGATCGGCGGAAGTGATCGCGCCCGGCAGGATTCGAACCTGCGACCTTCGGCTCCGGAGGCCGTTATCAGTTCGGGCAGTTAATGCTATAAAAGGACTTCTGGCGACGCGGCACCGCGAGCAGGCACGCCAACGCGTTCGCGACGGGTCGTCGTGGACCGATCATGATCGTTTCGGTTGCACCGGGTCTAGTCGCACCGTCGTCGTCCCCCCACCCAGAATGCGCGGCAACGTCGCGGTGCCGTAGTACGACGGATCGGGATCCGTCAGCAGCATTTCGAGAAGGACGCGGACTTCGTCGACTCTCTTTTCAAGGCGATCGAGAACGGGTTTCAGATCAGTCGGCTGCGGCTGTGGTATCGGCTGTGGCGGGGACGGCTGTGGTGCGGGCGGGCTTTGGGCTTGGCTCGCCACCATCTCGAAATGGCCGCCATCCCAATCGCTATACCGCGCGAGAATCACGTTCGTCCGCTCGCGCACGGTGACATTGAAATCACTGCGCGTGCTGCCAGCGGCCACCATGAAGCCGACGAGCTCGCCGTCGTGCGGCACGTAGCTCGCCAGCGTCGGCCACCGATCCCGCGCGTAGAGCCAGCTCGTACCAATCGTTTCAATGGGTCGATCGCTTTGCGGTTTGTCCATCTGGTTCCGCCGCAACCGTTCGGCTCCCGTGCCGATCCATTCGCCGTTGATCCGAACGAACACCCACACCGTGGCTTCCTGCAAGGCACCGCCCATGTCGACGGGTGGCCATTGCCCCTGCTTGTCGTACCGCACGCGCATCGTGCCTGGGCGGATCCAGAATTCCTGCAGCTCAGACGTGATCGGCCACGTCAGCACTTCGGGATTCGAACCCTCGACGCGGACGTTCGCGAGATCGATGGCATCGTTCAAGGTGTCCCCCGTTCGAGTGCTCGCCGTGTCGCCTCGAGATCGTCCGCCAACCGCCGGAGCACGCCCGCGGCGATGATTCGCGGCGTGTCGTCGCCGTAGTCTGCCGCCCAGGCGCGTAAGAGCTGCACCCAGGCTTCGAGCGTGTGCGTGAGTTGCGCCAGATCCTCTGGTCTCACACTCGACCCCGCATGAACCAGTACAGCAACCGCCGGTCGACGTTGTCGAAGATCGACTCGCCGATCAAGATGACCACCAGCGCGAATCCGACGAGCAGCGAGAGACCTGGTACGGGATGTCCGACGACCAACCGCGCGCCATAGAGCAACCCCAAGGCGACGATCAATCCTAAGCGCGCCACCTGGCGTCTGACATTGGCGAGGACAATGACCTGTCGCGCGCCGTTCTGGAGACTCCGATGGACCATCTGCCAATCACGGATCGCCTGGACACACCCCCAGAGGGTCAGCACGGCACCCACGGCAAGTAAACTGAGAAGGATCCCTAGGATCAGCACAATCATTTCATGTCAACCGGCGCGGCACCTCGTCGAGTCTGCCCACGACCTGCGTCTGAAGATCAATGGCCCGCTCGACGAGCCGTTGCAGATCTTCGGCTTGTTGCCGCAACGCGGCCTTGAGTTGTTCGTCTTCCCGTGTGGTGACGCGCCTGGACCGTTTCACCCAACGAGACCATTCGAACTTCACGGCTGTGCTCCAGGGAGCAAGCGCGTCGCGCGCTCAGCAATCCCGGCATGCTGTAG